GTGAAAAATGTTGTTGAGGCGAAATTGCGTTGGAGACGACGCCATCAGGAAGATGCAATTGATGATTTGCGAGTTTTGAACTCCCATGCCTTATTGCAGGTGCCCTTCCCGCATAAGTTGGAAGTCACTACAGATGCAGAGAGAGGTGGGTTGGGTGGACGGAAAACCCCCAAGCAGACCCTTCTCATTCGCAACCACAAAACCTTTGTTGCTCAATGGGCACGTGCCGCTAAAGGGAGGTTCAATTTCGCACGTAAGTGCGAACTGAGTCCTGTCAATGAGGCAGCCTTGCACCGATGGTTTACAAAGGAATTCAAAGATTTGGGACTCTCGCTCTTGGAGATTTCGTACGTGATTGATGACGTTATTGCGTTGTCTTTCGAGCCGACCTACTCGAGATTTGTTTCTGAATCCAAGAAGGTTGTTCGTCATCGATCACGCATGGAGTACTACAATGAGAAAAAGGCCCTACAAAAGATCCACTAGGAGCGCTTGGTTACTGTTCAGGGGTATGATTCTGAGCCACGATTCCACCCCCCTGGAGTGCGCATCAGTAACTTAGCTAGCACTAGTGGAAAGGAGAAAAAACGCCATGTCATCATTGACAATGGTGTCCCCGGTGTGGGTTTGTGTTATACCCATAATAATTCTGCTGATAATCTTGTTCGTGGGTTGGGCGAGCGGCTCATGATGGTCCCCGATGGGGATTCATTTTCCAAGCCGCCGTCTCCCATCGAGGGTGCTTTTCAATGTCTTGAAGAGTACAGAAGGAAGGTAGTAGCCAAGTGCCCGAAGCAAAGTGGACCATTAGAGCCGGATGAATTCGTCCTACTTTATGATGGCCCGAAACGCAAGAGGTACGAGGCTGCTGCAAGAAACCTTGCCGATAGGCAACTCGAAGAACGAGATTGGGAGGTGAGCGTGTTCATCAAGGATGAGCTTGTTTGTTCTTGGAACAAGACGGACCCTGCCCCCCGTCTCATCTCCCCACGGTCACCAGAGTACTGTTTAGAATTAGGTTGCTTTATTAAGCCTATTGAGGCTTTATTGTACAAAGCGGTTGCCAGAGTGTGGGGTGAGACCACAATTGCCAAAGGTCTCAATTTCAACCAGCGGGGCGAGTTGATCAAGGAGAAGTGGGATTCCTTTTCCCATCCCGTAGCTATCGGGTTGGATGCTTCCCGCTTTGACCAACATGTCTCTGTCGCTGCCTTGCAGTATGAACATGGATTCTACACTGCCTTGTATCCTGGCAATGGGAAACTCCCTTTCTTACTGTCAAAGCAGCTCATTAATAAAGGGAGAGCATATGTGGATGACTCCAAGATTGAATACGCTGTTCATGGTTCCAGGATGTCTGGAGACATGAATACTGCACTTGGGAATTGTCTGATTATGACCTCTCTGGTATGGGGCTACCTAGCA